TATAGGGGGGTGTGTCCGTGACAAGCACCCAAAACTATGATAGGGAATAGGAGATAACGTGAAAGAGTTAGAACTAAAGTCATTCCTGGCACTGACCCAGCAGACTAATCATGGGCTGGCCATGAAGCTAGGTATCAGCCCACAGAAGATGCACGCATGGAAGAAACGCAACGATTGCTTTGTCAAGTTCGGTGACAACTGGGTCGTAACTGAGATCAATCTCAAGACAGAAAAGAGGGTCTATTAAAAAGGCCCACCGAAGTGGGCCGTGGGAGTGCCGTGAGGGGAACGGCGGGTCGAGTGAGCAACAATCAGCAAGAGAGTATAAACATCGACAAGTGAATCATATCAGATGACAGAACTAGAAAAAAGGTTTGATTTATCACCGGAAGGTGTTAGATTAAATGTGTCGGCGGGATTACCAGTCCCTTTAATGTCCGATTGCAATCAGGAAGAATCGTGGTCACAACCGACACGACTCAAACTCTAGCACAATTGCAGTCCTCATAAAAGACCTTCCTGCCGATGGAAAGTGGCGCTTAACTGTGCGCCCAGTCCATAAAGCAGTAATCCGTGAGCACGTTGTAGGTCTGTCAGCTTGACCCGATTCACGTCCTAAACGCAGAGACCCAAGTGGGTTGGCTAGGGTAGCGCCTAGTCAGGAAAGCGAAAGCACATTAGTACCGCATCTTAGGATGTAGTCACGCAAAATCTAAGCGACCTAACGAGTTGTACGATTGTGGCTTGCAAAGGGAAAAAGCTGAACTGTGTCTAAAATAAGGAGATGACGTGGAGTTAAGAGAGCATCAGGTAAGAGCGATTGAGATGTGTAGGGACTCAATCAGAAAGGGCAATAAAAGAATAATGTTAGCTGCACCATGCAGTTTTGGTAAGACGAGGGTAGCAGTAGAGATGCTGGCTAACGCTGCCAAGAAAGGTAAAGAGGGTATCTTTATCTGCGACAGGATCAAGCTGGTTCAGCAAGCGATAGAAGAATTCGACAAGCATGGTATTGAGGCTGGTGTGATCCAAGGGTGGAATCATCCTAGGTCAAACTGGACTTCTAATATCCAAATTGCATCGATTCAAACTTTGGCAAGGCGTAGAAACTGGCCCATGTCCAGGCTAATCATCGTCGATGAAGCGCACATTCACTACAAGACCACGACCACCTTGATGGAAAAGTATTCTGCTGTGCCGGTCATAGGTCTATCTGCTACACCATTCAGCAAAGGTTTAGGGAATCATTATGATGACCTGATCGTGCCAATCACTGCCAACCAGCTAACGGATAAAGGGTACTTGGCACCAGCTAAATACTACGGTGGGACTAAGCCTAACCTCAAAGGCGTTAAGTCTAGGCGGTTGAATACTGGCGCGTCAGACTACGATCCAACTGCGCTATCTACTAGGATTGAAGAAGACACTAATCTGGTCGGTGACATTATCGAGAACTGGATTAGGTACGGTGAAAACTCGCAGACGATAGCGTTTTCCCCGTCGATCAACCATAGCAAAACGATGGTCAGAATGTTCAATGCTGCGGGTATCAGCGCCGAGCATATCGATGGATACATGGACGATGCAGAACGGCAGATACTTTACCGTGAACATGACGAGGGTAAGTTTAAAATCCTAAGCTGTTCGAGATTACTCAACACTGGATACGATGCGCCATCTGTCCGGTGCCTGATCGATGCTTTCCCTACCAAGTCATTGTCTAGTTATGTCCAACGGATAGGCCGAGTGCTACGGATACACCAAGACAAGCCATACGCCATAATCTTAGACCATGCGGGTAATGTGTCGCGTCATGGATTCGCCGAGGACATTGTGCCTGATGTGCTGCATGACGGTGAGAAAGAATACAACGAGCGGGAACAGACCAAGGACAAGAAAGAGCCTAAGACAATGGACTGCCCACAGTGTTATCAGACCATGATGGTTCCACGGTGCGCGTGTGGTTATGAAGTACCCAAGGCTGAACTGCTGAAGACAGACAAGCAGATCTTGAAAGAGATCAAGCGGGAAGATAAGGGAAGATGGTTATACGAGTTGCAATTCTATGCGGCTCAAAAGGGATACAAACCTGGCTGGGCAAGCTGGGCATACAAATCCAAGTTCGGTGTCTGGCCGCGTGTTAGACCCATGCCAAGCAATCAACGGATGCCAGAGGTGCAAAGTTATCTAACACATTTACAAATCAAGAGGGCAAAAGATGCTTCAAGAAATTTTAGGAAGGCTGGATAAGGTTAAGAAGGCGGGTAAGAATTATGTTGCGTGCTGTCCAGTCCACCAAGACAACAACCCGTCAATGTCGATCAGCGAGCAAGGTACTCGGATATTAATCTACTGCCATGCTTGCGGGGCCAAGGGTAGCGAAGTAGTCCAAGCAGTAGGTCTAAGCGAGTCAGCATTGTTCAACGATGAACCACAAAAGACGGGCGGAAAAGGTTACTTTTCTAAGGATCAACGTGAACAGGCTTTGGAAGATGCGTATTTCATATCGATATACGATAATGAATTGAGCAAGGGCTACCAGCCAAGTCGTGAAGAATACCGCCGGTACAAGTTAAGCCTGCAACGGGTTAAGGTGTTAGGGGAAGTGAATGCAAGTTATTAGTAAAGAACGATTAGCAACCGAATGTGTACACATGACCATCCAGAATCAGGAAGGCCTGGACAACATGATGCACATGCTAGGCCAGATAGAGCTAGATTTTCCCATTGACATTCAGATAGAGAAGCACAAGAAGAAACGTACCGCTACCCAGAACAACACCGCAAACAAATGGTATCGAGACTGCGAGAAGCAGGGCGATATGAAAGCGTGGGAATACAGGGCGTATTGCAAGCTGCATTTTGGTGTGCCGATTCTGCGCCGTGACAGCGAGAAGTTTAAAGAAGTTTACGATAGAACGGTTAAGCCCTATAGTTACGAAGAAAAGTTATCATTTATGGTCGAACCGTGGAACTTTGAGGTCACAAAATTGATGAACGTGAAACAGCATAGCGAGTTTCTGGACATGGTAGAGCGTCACTTACGGGAACAAGGGTTTGAATTAACACAAGTCAATAAATAAGGGGATTATGATGGATTTAAGTGAAGAAGAACTAAGGGATTTGCTTCAAAGTAATGATGATTATACGCGCTACCAGTGGATAGATCATCGGATTCAAGAGTGCGTAGAGGAGCTTATAAGTTATCAGGAAGATTTTAACATTTACGATAATACCGATCTTAGGTCTGAATTGAGTCTAGGTATTGGTCATTTAATCAAGGTTTGTCTTTATGCAAGCGACTATCTGGATGGAATTGAAGATGATATTAAAGCGCAACATTTTTTAGATAATTATGATCCAACGGAAGAAGAAATAGAGTCTATGATAAAGCCAAGAAAATGACATGGCCAAGAAATGCAAAGTCTGCGGGGAAAAGTTCACGCCAACTTTCACAAGTTTCCAAAAGACGTGTAATGCGACTCAATGCCTTGTCTCGTATGGAAAGACAGAAAGAATTAGAATCAACCGCAAAGAAGCCAGAGAGTCCAAGCGAGACAGATCCTATTGGATGAGGCGTTGCCAAACCGAGTTCAATAAGTACATCCGCAACCGCGACAAGAAAGATCCTTGCATATCATGCAACCGCCATCACGATGGGCAGTACCATGCCGGTCACTACAAGACAGTGGGCGGTCATCCTGCACTACGGTTCGAAGAAGACAATTGCCACAAACAATGCTCAGTCTGCAATAACTACAAGTCTGGTAATTTATCAGAATATCGGTCAAACTTGTTGAAAAAGATAGGGTTAGAGCGGGTTGAGTGGCTGGAAGGGCCGCATGATCCAGTCAAATATACCATTGAGGATTTGCAAGAGATGCTATCCAAGTACCAAGCATTGAATAAGAAATGGGTACAGTCTCCACGTTAGACCGTAATGCTGAACAGGTGCGGGATGTACTCCGTAGCCTGTTAGAGCAGTGTGAGGCTGGCAATATATGTGGCGCCGTCATAGTCACGGAACACCTCGACGGGTTTGACCTAGACATGCCTGGAACCTTCTCAACAGATCCCGATTCGATAGCTTCAATCACTGGCCGGTTGCAAATGGCCGCGCATTCGTTCTACCAGATGAGCTGGGAATATGACGACGAAGTATAAGACCACGACCGAGCACTTGGATTTCTGCAACACTGACCATCAGCGTCGGATAATCGAAATGACTCTGGATGGAATGAATCAGACTGAGATTGCAAGAGAGTTAGGCCGAGACGTGCGAAGGATTCATAACGCTTTAGTGTCTGTTCACAATCGTGCAGCACTGCAAGGTGTAGCACCAGCCCAGAATCTTAACCGCCCAACTGTTCCAGGATTTACCACTAAGCGGGTCAGTACCGCCTACAATCTGGACGGTGATATTGTCCTGCAATGGCATATCCAAGAACCAGAACGCCAGAAAATAGAAGAATTAATCGCTCAATTTGTGGAGGGATTTAAAGATGAGGTCTCGGGAATACACACTCCCATTAACCCGCCCACAGGCATTGATGACGATTACATGGTTAGCTATATTATTGGCGATCATCATTTGGGGATGCTTGCTCATCATAGCGAAACAATGGGTGACGACTATGATGTCAAGATTTCGCAACGGCTGCTAGAAAATGCAGTTGATCGGCTGGTCAGTGTAGCACCAGCGGGTAAGGTTGGTGTGCTTGTGAATCTTGGCGACTTCATGCACGTCAACGACTCCACCAGCTCAACCCCTAGCAGCAAGAATCTACTCGACTCTGATGGCCGGTACTCAAAGACGATTAGGGCTGCAAGTAATGTGATAAAGCGTACCGTTTTGCGTATGCTTGAGAAACATGCCGAGGTCTGGCTTGTGAATGTCAGAGGGAACCATGATCCGGATGCTGCGTTGTGGTTGAACGAGGTTATGCGCTTGTATTTTGAGGATGATCCACGGGTCAAGGTCTTTGACAATGCAAGCAAGTTTATCTGGTGGCGGTGGGGTAAGAATCTAGTCGTGACCCATCATGGTGATCGGATTAAAATGTCGAATCTTCACGGGTCAATCGTGTCAAATCTCAGGAAAGAATGGGGAGAAGCGGAGCACACTTTCGTATGGACGGGACATATACACCACAAGAATCAAGAGGAATATGGCGGCGCATTGTTCGAGTCTTGGAACATCCTAGCACCCGCCGACGCTTGGCACAGTGGCTCTGGCTATGCCAGTTCTCGGAGTATGACCTGCGTGATTCTTCACAAAGATTATGGGGAAGAAGGGCGGTTAAAAGTAAACGTGGAGCGAATAAAGTGAGCGCATTCGATGAGCAGATTGGCGGCAACCACTACAAGCTGATGATGATTCAGCCTACTGAATACATACTCGCCAATAATTTGGGATGGTGTGAAGCCAATGTTGTGAAGTATATCAGCCGGTGGCGTGCCAAGGGTGGGGTCGATGACTTGCGAAAGGTGGTGCATTACACTCAGATCTTGATAGAAAAAGAAACAGCCACTAAATCTAAAACATAAAAAAACCCAGCGATTAAACTGGGTTCTTCTAATTTTAACAGGGTGATAACTATTACTTGGCGGTTGACCCCTGCAATCAGTTTAATGCACTGGTATACGGTTAACTGATATCCAAATTATAATTACATTAAATCATAAAATCAAGGGGCCGATATCTTCTGAAACTACGCACCCATTAGATGAGAAGAACTC